TTATTCACCTTTACTGTGCACCCCATATTCTATTGGACGATTATCATCATAAAAGGCTTTTTTAGTATTAATAGTAGGCTTACCTATTTGAATTGTAATTGTAGATTTATCTGGTTTATTTTTTAAATTATATAATTTATCACTTAGTTCAATTACATCATCTTCTGTATTGTCATTAGTAAAATTTTTCTTTGTACTAAACAGTGTCGCTACTGCATCTGTATCAGCGGCATAATTCACTTCTTTTCTTGCTCGTTCCATTCCTTCTTTGAATTCCTTATCATTTTTTTGAATCAAAGGTTCATAATACTTTCGATATTCTTTTAAACTTCTAGAAGAGTATGTAATATAAAAATATTCATTTTTATATCCAACGTTTTGTGTCTTATTAATTGCTTCTTTAGTAAAACCTGTATATTGATATTTCTTTTCATTTTCTTTGAAAAATTTATATAAGTTATCATACTTTTCTTTTTGCGCTCGATATTCAAAGCCACTCAGCACTGTACCCACCATCATACTCATATCATCACCGTTGTCATTACTACGCATTGATCCTTTTTGATGGATGGCATCTTTGTACAAGGGCAAACTTGCATTAAATACAATGCCATGATCATCGCAATGCACATAAACTTCTATACCATCATCTTTACCTACAACATTGGTAGCCTTTACCTTCAGTCCAAAGTTGTCTTTAAAGAATTGTTCACCTACTTTTTCAAATTCTTTACGATGCTTCTTCGCAAATTCAATCGCATCTTTTTCTGCAGGTGGTTGGAAGCCTTGTCCAACATATTTTGAAGCTTCCATTTCTTCTGGTACTGATTTTGTTTCATTGTTGGATTCGTTATTGGTAGTTGAACATCCTGATAGCAGTAATGTTGCTATTAAGATTAGTTTAGTTCTTTTAAACATAGCTCATCACCCATTTATGTGTTTGTTTAGAATATAGAGAAATTAGCTGATTTCAAGTCATTCGACCTCAATCCTTATAGACTCATTATCACTGTAATTAACTCGATTAGTACTAATAGTAGATTTTGCTAGTTGTAAAAATATTTTCGTATTTTCAAAATTAAGGTGTAACTTTTTCGTACTTTCAGACAAATCTATAACATCATCTAATTTTTTGTCCTTTGAAAAGTTACTACTTCTCGAAAACAATGTTGTATGTACTTCTATTGCAGCTTTATAGCCTACTCCTTTCCTTGCTTGTTTCATACCTTTTTTAAAATTCAGATTATTTTTCTTTATTAGGGGTTCGTAATATTTCCTATATTCTTGGAGCGTCGGTATATTAGCAACTATATAAAAATATTCATTTTCATATCCACTATTTTGTGTCTTGTTAATTGCCTCTTTTGTAAATCCTGTATATTGGTATTTCTCTTCATTATCTTTAAAAAATTTATATAAATTGTCATACTTTTCTTTTTGTGTTCGATATTCAAAGCCACTCAACACTGTACCAACTAAAGTACTCATATCATCGCCTTTGTCCTCACTTCTTAATGAGCTATCACTCTCAATTATTGATTTATCAAATGGAATACTCGCATTAAATACGATATCGTGGTCATCACAATGCACGAATACTTCTACACCGTCGCCACTACCTACAACATTTGTAGCTTTAACTTTTAGTCCAAAGTTATCCATAAAAAATTGTTCGCCACGTTTAGCAATTTTATCTTTATGCTTTTTCGCAAATTCAACCGCATCTTTTTCTGCAGGTGGTTGGAAGCCTTGACCTACATATTTTGAAGCTTCCATTTCTTCTGGCACAGATTTTGTTTCATTGTTGGATTCGTTATTGGTAGTTGAACATCCTGATAGTAGAATCGTTGCTATTAAGATTAGTTTAGTTCTTTTAAACATAGCTCATCACCCATTTATGTGTTTGTAAAACTTTTATGTTTGAAAAAGCTACTTATTCTCAATGAAAACAAGTAGCATTTAATAAATTAATTAGTATACAGCTAGTTTTTCTAATTGTTCTTTAACTTGAATTAAGTTTGACCGTATTAGAGAGGCAGATTGATCCATCGTTTGAATTGCTTGTCCTTCATTTTCGTTCAAGCCATTACAAACAACTTCAAACTGTTGTGCCATTTGATCAAGACGCGCATGAGCTTGTGTGTTTAAAATAAACATATCGTCATAATGTGATGGTAAATTGACATTTCGTCGTTGTACGCAAATGTATAAAACCCTTGTTATACCAAGTTCTTTATTATTTTTAACCTTTTAAATTTTCCACAAGTGTTTGCCCTTATTTAAATAATCCGCCCTTTTTTTGCCCTGAAAAAATAACCACGTCAATTAAGACGTGGTTACCCTAATATAGAAAGAAAGTGTTTGTAAATTTTAACATATTTAAGATTTTTTGATTATCTATCTGTTTAGCTCATAGGATTTTTTTCCTTAGATTGAGTATCTATTAATTTAACTGTATGATTTTCCCAATCAACTTCATAAATTGATGTATGAGTTGCTCTATTTTCATCTTTATAATTATTACCTATCCAGTGAAGTTGATTCCAAAAGTTTGTATATCTATCCATTTCTCTTTGATAAGTAACAGTAATTTTTGATTTTTTTGCAGCGTTTTGTTTTCGAGATAGGACACCAATAAATTCTGGATTGAAGTTACCTCTGGATAACACTGGCATTTTGTGATATTCCAAGAAGTTTTGTCCAGCATTTAAGTTGCTTTGTCTTGAGCCTAAAAACATTTCATTACCATAAGTTGAATGATAACTATCTCTGCCATATGGTCCCCAACCATTATTCATAATTTTATGTGCTTCAACATCCCAACCAATTTTTTTGAAATTAGTTCTTTTATCTAAGCTAGTTCTATAGCTTTCTTGTTTATAGTTAATTGTCTCTGAAAAAGATTTTGAACCATTACCTCCACCTGATAAGCCGTTAGAGATATTAATATCTCCACCATAAGAATAACCTACCGTTTGTTGTACTTGAAATTCTTCATTTTGATTTTTAGGTGCATAATCTACAACGTTTACTGAGTCATTAGAATCTGAATTAATTGAAATGTTGTACTTAGAACCCCAATAAAATTGAGAACTAATAGTGTCTTTTGGATTTGGCTTTGTATAGCCAGAATAAATGTTTCCAGCAGCTTTGAGTATTAATGTATCTTTATCATAACTTTTATCTTTAATAAAATTAAAAGTTAAAATCTGAGAAATTTTTAACTTATCGGAATCTGATGTTGCAGTTGTTTTGTACAAAGTAATTTTATCATCAACCTTTTTCTCACTTACAGGTGTGATATGTTGAGCTGCATCAACTGTATTGGATAGCAAAAGCAATGCAATTGATGTAACAACTGATGATTTGACTATTTTTTTCATATCAATTATGTCCTTTCACTTTAATTTCATGAGTTTTCCAGTTCACTTCATATTTAACTGTGTAATTTCTGTTTACAAATGCGTTGTGTATTCTAGATCCTTCTAAATAACTATTGCCATAGTGTGTTGTTCTTCTAGTAGCATGAGTAACATCCATATTTCTGCCATACGTTATTTCAAATTCACTTGTATCTCCTGAGCCTTTTTCATGAGAAACAGTTGCAATAAATGAAGGATTGAAACCACTGTGTACTAATGGGGGTAATTCATTGTCTGGCACAAAATAGTCTCTCGGATTTTGACTATATGGTTTATATCCAACAAATAAATTTGGATCATGTCCAGACATTTTACCTAATGATGTGATAAATGAATTAGCTTTTATTCCCCATTGAACACTTTTTGAATTTTGATGTTCTACTTCACTGATATAGTTTTGTTGATTATAACTAATTGTTTTTGAATAATTAAATGAACCATTACCTCCTGTTGATGGACCACTATTAAAATTACCACCTATGTTATAACCTAATGTTTGACTAACATTTACTGAATCTATTTTATTTTTAGGTAGATAATTTATTAAATCTACATTGGGGTCATTTGTTTTGAGACCAATATTGTATTGGAAAGGCCACCTCATTGCTTTTATATGATCTGTGTTTTTGTAATTGTAATAAGTAGTCTTTGAATTGATAAAACCTTGCATTTTTAAAATCAAAGCGTCTTTGTTATACTTTTTATCTTTAACAAAATCAAACTGAATATTTTGTGTGACCCCCCACTTATCGCTACTTGTATCTTCTGTTCTTTTGACTACCTCAGCGCCATCACCAATATTCTCAATATTGTTATCAGCTTTAGATTCATGAAACGAAGTAGCAATAGGAGTGATTATTCCTAACGACAATGTTGCAGCTAATAGTCTTTTTTTGACCATAAAAATCATTTCCTTTCTTTATAAATTTTATTACATTTTTATATTAAACCTTTTTAACTTTTAATAAAATTAAATATTTATTAAAAGATTTACCGAGTTTAAAATATCTATAAATGTGTTTTTTTACTATTATTTCGAAAAAAACCCGTTCATTACCAAACAAATTATAAATAATTTATATTTTGATTGATAATAAACATAAAACCACGATATAGTTGACCATAACAACTTTTTAATCATAGCACACAATACGAACACAAAATAATTTATATACTAAAAACGTTTGTTTTTTTAAAATTTAATATATTCATGTAAAAATTAACTGTTTATTAATTTTAAATAATAGGCAAGTACCGAAGTACCTGCCTAAGATTCATCATATACAATTATCAAACTGCACTAAACTTACCAAAACTGCTTATTCTATTACCTGCCTTGTCTACCTCTCCTGTAGCAATATAACGACGTTGTCCACTATTAGCAATATAAGTAATCCATCTATACCCATTGATGCAATATGCGCCGTCATATTTGATTGTTGCGTTATTAGGTAATACACCTGTAATTCTTGAATTAGTTGAATAGCCATCCCTCACGTTATTACCTTTAACATTGGCAACTGTGTAATAACCAGTTTCTTTTTTATACGGTACATTATTTTTATCGGGTGTATAACCTGCTGGCACTGGCGGATTCTTTTCGTTTTTAACTGGTGTTTTAACCTCACTAGATATCACACCACCGATAGGCTTACCATGAATCGCACCGGCTATTAATTTAGAATACAAGTCATAGTTTTTCTTAATCCAATCCATATCATTTTTATTAGTGATAAAACCTAATTCAGATAAGCGATAATTTATATTTATTTCTGCTGATACGTTAACATTTAGTAAATCGTTACGAGGTGTTACACCTCTTATTTGTCCTAAATTATTTTTAATAACATCTTGTATACTTTTATCAATAGTATCTGCATTGAATTGACTTGAGATAATAACATGCCCACCACTTGCGCTTTCTCCTGCTGCGTCTAAATGTATTTCTAGAACAATGTCATACCCCTGTGATTTAACCCAATATAAGCCATAATCTTTTTTATTACCTACATTAACACCGTATGCTGTATCTTGATACATGTCTTGTGATTGACTTGAGCCACCATATAATGCGACTTCATGACCGGCATGTCTTAAATACTTAGCGATATTTGGCGTTATATATTTACGTATAAAATCGCGTTCGTTTGTTCCGTTTCCTACTGCTCCAGGATCGTTATAACCATGACCGGCTACAAGCATAATTTTTTTAGGTTTAATTACTGCTTGCTTTTTGGCAGTTGCTTGCTTAATAATGCTTTTAGCTTTATCCCCAACACTTACTTTGTCAGGGAAATTTAATCTAATAAAATACATTGGGTCATCGTAATAATGAACATGTCTTGTAACAGTTTCAGGACCCCAACCAGGTTGCGCAACGCCATTTGTCCAACCTTTACCATTCCAATTTTGGCCAAACGATGTGAAAGTGTTTAAATTTGCGCTCTCAATAATTTCAACGTGTCCAGCTCCGCCACCATACTTCGACGGGAAAACGACAATGTCCAACTTTTGCGGTAAAAAGCTATCATAGTTTTTAATTATTTGCCCGTATTTTTCAATCCTTGCTTTATTATCAAATGGAATATTATAAGCGTATAAACCTTGTAACCTTTCGCCTGTTGCTATCATAAAAAACATATTTGCGTAATCGTAACACTGAAATCCATAAAACAAATCAGGATTGAACTGCTTCCCTAATGAATTATCAAACCATTTTTCTGCTTGGTTTTTTGTTATCAACATTGGTCAACACCTACCCTAAATCATTTGTGTCGTTCATATTCGTAGGTGTCATTACTTCTTTAATTGGCGCTTGCCCTGTTGCTTTTCTATACTTGTTTTCAGCTTTATATTTCTTTAGCTTTTGATTTGCCCATTTACCTTCTTGAGATGTTGGATTATCTTTATATGTAGTATATAAAGCAACAACTGTTAAGATAATCGATGAAACACTTTCTTCATCTACTGGTATCGGACTTATACCTTTATTCGCTAAAAACTGATTGACTAACGCTAAAATTAATACTATATATCTTGTTATTACTTTTGCATTCATTTGTTTGCTCCTTTTATCCAAAATAAAAAGACGACTAATAAGCCGTCTATTTGATATTTATATTATGGTGTGTTAATTTATATTTAGAAAAAGGGCAACATACGCAAACATGTTACCCTAATGAGCCCGTTAAAAAGACGGTGGCTATTTTAGATTAAAGATTAAATTAATAACCATTTAACCATCGAAACCAACCAAAGTTAGCGATGGTTATTTTTTTATTGCTTAATTCAATAAGCTTGATTACTAGACCTATCAATGCAATAAGGAATAAACCAAACTGCAACATGGTACTAATTGTAATCATTAGGCGTCTCCTTTCTAAAGATTTCAGTAATGCCACCATAGGCACCACCTCCTTATACTCAGATAGCCACCATCTATCCAACTTGCTCAAAGCATATTATAGCACATATACTTTTTTTACTGCTTGTAAACTTTCAGATTATTCTCGGTTCATAATAATCTGAACATTACGTGTTCAAAACTACCATGTTTAACTTGTATATAAATATATATCAATATGCATGTTTTCAGAGTTAATCGTTTTATTATCTCTATATATTCTTAATAGTGTATTTGAATTCTGTCCTTGAGCACCAAATAAATCGTAATTAACCGAAGGTTCTGTAGAAGTATGAAACACGATTAATCCCCTCTGAACCTTCCCATCAAAAACATCAGAGTTATATAAATTATATTTTTCCTGTAAATAACGTCTTGCTTGAAGATCCAACTCCTGAACAGTTACATTTTTCTTATTCGTTTTAACCGTTTCCAAAGGTACTGTATTTTGTTTACCGTCTAGCCATAAATTGATTGGCACTTTTTTCTCTTCGGTCAATCGATTATTATCATGTAACGTTACACCACCATACATGCAAGCTGTTTTGTTTGGTGTACCACCCGCACATTGATAACCATAATAAGCACCATATAAGTCTACTTTTTTCCCTTTATATTTATCAACAATATCCTTTGAATCAAAATCTACTAATAAATCGTTATACCATGAATGATTTGTAAAAAAGCCTTTAAACAATATAGTATGCTGTAAAAATTGATCGTGACTCTCTTTATTTTCAGTTTTAGCTTTTTCATTGTAATAATAGATTTGTTTAAGATTGCCTAAAGCTGTTCCCTGCAATTCAGACTTTTTTCGCAAATCTTTTTCATTTATTTCTTCGCTTTTCTCGCTACCATTTACAAGTGGACTTGTTGTCCACGTTAGGGCAATGAATAAAAGTAGTATAAATGCTGTTTTTTTCATTTTGCTCACCTCTAAAGCATAATTCCATACAAACTTTTTATTATCTAAAATATTTGGATGATAGATTATTTTTGTCAAAGTAATTATTAGTTATATACAATAATTATAGAATTATCATTATTTACTTATACATACATATATTACTATACCTTTTTTATACTTGTCTATAATATAATAAAAAGATTTCATTTTTACTCTATTATACATTTCAGATATCTTACTTACTTGGTATTGACAACACTTCCCAACTTCACTTGCAGTATGCTTCCTGTCTTTTGAGCTGTGTAATACCATGTACGTACCTCTTTTCAATCAAAATAAAAAGCCAGTGCTGAAGCACTGACCAAAAACATTATTTACATTTACGACCATACAAATAACATGATAACCATCTTGCCCAACTCATTATGTCCACCTCCCTTAAGGTAATAACGCAGTAATTGATGCAGTAATGACTGCAATCATAACAATTGTTACAAGCGCCCATATGGCACCTACGAGCCATTTATTTTGGGCGAGTGTCTTTTCTTCATTTTTTTGCGCAACATCTACTTGCGTTTGATATCTTTCTTCAATTCTGTTTAATATCTTTGTTTGCTCTAAATTCTCATCTACAACTTTATCTTGCTTATCTTTAAGTTCTTTATGAGATTCTCTTAGTTCATTATGATGTTGCTTATGTTCCTCTCTAAGTTCAAGCACATGATCAGCTGTTTCGTTTGCTAGTATTTCAACATCATCAACACGTTCAACTAATTCAGAAAGCTCTTTTTTTATTTTCTGAATATCATCCAAAACTACACCTACTTTCTAAGAAAGCTATGAGCATAATGCTCATAACTTAGTATAGTTACATTATTTCGCTATCAACTGATTTATCAGATGACAAGTCAGTTCTATCCACAACTTCTTTCACAACTTTCACACCGTTTTGATTGCCTGTTAATTGATATAAAAGATTTAAAGTTTCAGCAATCTTTTTAGCGTTTTCCTCAGATTTAAAATCTTGTGCATAACTTGCTGAATCGGACGTTGTAAAACTGCCTACAAAATCTTGATACAAAACGCGCTCTGTTCCCTCTTTGTCAATTTGTACTAAAATAAATCTCTCTGTTTTTTTGATAATTTCATTTGCCATATTAAATGACCTCCTTAAATTTTTGTATAAAAATAGTGCCAAGGATTACTCTTCCTCAGCACTTTTGCTTTTTTCATTTTGTTCTTGTATATATGCTTTTAACATTGCATTTTCTTGTGTTAGTCTTGTGATTTCTTGCGATAAATAGTGAATTGTATATTGTGGATTGGCTTGTAAACCTTGATTGCTATCATTCATTTATTAATTCCTCCAGTTTTTCGATTTTTGATTGCTGGTTTTTAATAATAGGTATTAAATGAACCCAAAGTCTATCGTATGCGATACCTTCGATTTCTCCGTTGTCATCATAAATAACAAATTCATTAAATCCTAATTCTTCAACCTCTTCCGCTATTAAGCCAGTATGTCGACTAAGTTTAAAAGTATCATCAGATAACTTTTTACCACTTTCCAATTCTTTAGCCATTATTTCCGATTCATATTTGTCAAACCATGTACGAATTGGAAGCTTTAAAATCTCTTTTGAATGACTGAACTGATCGTCTTCATTGATGTATTGGTTTTCGATTGAAATTTTATACTTTTTGGCAGAAGTAGCACGCCCAATTGTTCCAGCAGAAGTAATGTGTAAGTTAGCAGGTGCTGAATAAGTACGCTTATAAATAGAATTAGAAGCGACTCTATCGCCAGCATTATCAGAACCTACCGCCAATAAATCATAACTTTGAATGCTAACGTAACTATTTCCATCTCTTCGTTTAACTAAGTTGAATTTGCCCATACCTGATTCAATTGTAGTGTCTCCGCCTGTAGCATAGTCACCATTAACGACTTGAACCAATCCTTTATTGCTACGTTTAGAAAATCTTAATCCAGCACCGTACTTATAGTTTTCATCTGAACCAAACATGATATAACCGTCAGTTTCGTATGCACTATCAGCGTTTGATAATGTGAATGCGAATCGGTTTAAACCAGGTTTATTTTTGGTGTTCGGAGATAAATATATCGGTGCTTCTCTACTTTCAATATTAGCTGAAGCATATGAATCGATAATAATTCGGTTGTAGTCAGATGTTAAAGCGACTACACCGCCATAAGAATTGATTGTTATGCCATTCATACCACTATCACTGTAAGTTTTATCCCACCATTGAATAGTACCGGATGAACCTCCGTCTTCGCCTTCTCCATCAATATATGTTGAAATACCAAAATGTGACATATAAAGTGAACCGCCTGCGGTATTATTTCTAAACCTTAGATGTCCATCTTTAAGACGTGTGAATATATCATCGGTTGATCGTTTGCCTTTCCAAGTTCGTTGTACGATTCCGCCAAGTTCAATAAAATCATTTTGAACTTGTACATAACGGTTAACATTTCCGCCTTTAATACCAATTCTATTCACATTGATGTCAAGACCTTCATTTGATAAGTTTAGGCTATTAACAATGTCATTTTTACCAACTTTGTTATTAATATTATTTGCGACTACATTAAATTCTCTATTCGCTGTTATATCAACTTTATCGCCACTAATTTTCACGCCATCTTTATCAATAGTATGTGAAGTAATCGCCCCATTTTCGTCATACCTTAAATAGATGCCTTTCATAGCATTTACAGTGATGTCTGCTAACACTCTTGATAGTGTTCTTTTAGAAGCATTAAACTCTTCTTTAGTAGTTCTTAATTTGATTTCCTTACCATTTTGTATAATTTGAGAACCATAGCGAGTCAATGTTTTCCTCTGTGCATCTGTGCTTTCTTTGACCTTGTTGTCTGTATAAGCATTAGCTTTCTTTTCAGCGTTTCTAGCCTTTAGTTCTGCGTTTTGTTTTGCCTCTTCAAGTTTAGCTTGAGCATCTTGTATAGCGCGTTGCTCTTCTTCCGAAATTTTACCATCAGCATACGCTTGCGATTCCTTCTCTTTAAGATCATCTTGAGCATCAATGTATGATTTTAAAGCTTCTTGCGCTTCTTGATTTGCTTGTTCAATACTTGCTTTAATCTCAGGATTATTGGACAAATCACTTAACTGGTCATCAGTATATTGTTTTTGTTCTTCCAATCCGTTTCGATATTCGTTTAACGTAACTTTATCTTTGATTTCACCTTTTAAAGTCGTTCTCTCAGCTTCAGCAGTATCTAAACGTTCAACAATACCGTCTTTGTCTGTTTTATAGTCCGATGTTTTTACATAGTCACGTAATTGTTCTTTTGTGGATTCTCTAGCTGCTTCAATAGCTGATTTAACAACATTAGGTTCTCCGACTAACTGCAAATCTTCATTCACCGTTAAACCAAATTTTGTTGCTATTATTTCCAACGCTTCTTTATATTTTTCATCAGTGTATTGTGACTGTAATAATTTAAATCTATCTGAAATGGCGATTTTAACATCTTCTACATCTGTATAAACATCTTGTAATTTCTTTCTATACTCAAGAAATAAAGCTTGTGTATCTACCAACCGACCAATCGTTGCAGTTTCGGGTGTCATAGATTCTAAATTATTTTTAATTTGATTATAAACATCAATCACAGCGTCTAAACTTGCTTGTAAGTCCGCTTTCAAATCATTATCTACTAAGTACTCGCTATTCAGTAATTCTGTAGCTTCTGACAAAAGACTAGCGTGTTGTATAGATAAATTAATAAAAATATTGTTTAATTCACTGAATAGCGCTTTCTCTCTTGTTATACCACCTAATTTTTCAACATCATTTGGTGTTGCTTCAATCCATCGACCATTCCAATATCTACGCAAGACAGCAACATCAGGGTTACTTGTATCATACCAAAGCATATCATTGACTGGATTTTCTGGCGGTGTATCACTTTTGTGTATTTTGCGTTCAAAGTATTCTAATTCACCATCTACAACATCTTTAACTATAGTGTTGATATTGCTAATATTATCGTTTAACTTTTGATGTATTATGTTCAATCGCTTGTTAAACTCTTCTCGTAATTCTGATTCTTTGAACTCTTTAGGTTGACCGAATGTATATGTGCTATTTTCTGAAATTATGTTATATTCTTCGGCAATAACTTCTGCCTCTACATACAATGGCGGGTTAAAATCTCTATGTTTTACTCTGACTGTATCACCAATTGATATAATCTCGTGCGGATACGTAACTTCCAAATCAGTAGAAGTAATCTCATATGACATAACTGCCGACTTACGTTTATTTAACTCTGTTTTGGCTAAAGAACGCAACCGTGTTTCATTCATATTTTGATCATCTGATTGAGGTTCGTATATTCCCCAAATATAACGGGTAGGTAAGTTGAATTGACTTTGTGCTTCGTCATCAGTCACAACTAACTCTAAACGCTTTCCTTTGTCATTTTCAGGTCCCACAGCAATTAATGCTGTTTTGATTTCTGACATATCAATCTTCCTAGTTAACCCAACCAAATCTTTACCATACTCAATTTCTTTACCTTTGAATAAGCTGTTTTTCTTTTTGAGTACCACATATCTACCTTTGACGGTATTAGAACTAAGCTCTATATAAAAATCCAATACCATTTTATAGGTTGTACATAATTGCTTTAAAACTTCATATCTAGTTTGATAAGAAGTCCATGACGTAGTACGTAAGCCATCGTATTCGGTTTGTTCAGAAACTTCCCAACCTGTATCGCTCAACACATCTTTCAATGCTTCTGAAGTTGTCTTTTTCTCAAATTTGCCTGGTGCATACGGTTTAGCTGTTGTTATATCAGCAAGATAAGACGCTATACATTCTATCTCTGTGTAGCCGTCCATCGTATCTTGAACCCAGTTAATAATAAATTCACGCCATTGTTTGTTTGAATCCCTTATAATAACACGATGTCGTTCACGGAACTTTTCAGCTCTTTCTGATGATATGAGCAGTTCAAGCATTTCTGAATTGTCATTAACATTACGTTTATGAATCGCTCTAACTAAGGAAGGGTCATCAGTAGAAAGGAAATCTATAATCTTGTCGTTAAAATCTAAAACATGTATCACACTCTCATCTCCTTTCTATAAATATCTATCTTGCCATTTAACCGTCGTATCAAAGACGTTTTCAGGTTGTATGATTAATTCACTGTACCCAGAATCAACATTGAAATAATTACTTCCAAACGATTTCTCGCTCAACATTGGTTCCTCATTGATGACAACACTTTTTGCTTGCATATCTATTTTTACTAAATCACCTTTTTGTATAATGACATCCCTTGCGCCTTTCGGTTTTGGTAGAATCTCCGTATTGAATGAACCTAATCCATTCATCTCCATCCACTTATAACCATTATACTTCGCACTATAGATAGCTATGATAGAAGCTGGACGCTGATAAAACTTACCGCCATCTATCCACTCTTTCTCATCCATATCAATAGGTTTACGTCTATCTGGGTCTTTAATGTGATCAAATTTCCAAGTTTTAATAGAAAATTTATTACCTACTCTTCTGAGCCGCATATAAACAACGATTCTGTCCAAGTTATACATTATCGGTTTATTCTGATAGTCGTATATCTTTTTGGGGTCTCCTTTTTGGTTATACAACGTAACAACAATATGTCCTATTTTTCTATCATGATATTTATTTTCATAACCAATAGAAGCAAGTAACTTACCATCACTATCATAAATATGTTGTGCTGTTCTTCCGGCACCTTTACCTTTTTGTTCAACAATACATTTATAGGTAATTTGAAAATCTGTCATCGCTTTAGGGAGCCCTCGTTTCGTGCCAGCACCAACCCAACCTTTTGCATCAGGAAAATTAGTTGCTTTATATCCTTCGCCAAGATTGGATATCACAAAGTCACCGCCGACCTTACCACCTAAATCATTACTTGGAATATCTTCAGTAATCATCTTAGTCCAACCTTTGAAATCACGAAACTCACTATGATAAACAGGAGGCATGTAATCCTTAACTTCTTTGGTTACCTCATCATCACCAACCATAAAATAATCTTCATCATTTTTAGTGATCATAAAGTAACTAGATGGTTTAATTGCTCGGGCTTCAACAATTAAAGGAGTGTCAGCAGTCCCACTATTTACAACTGAAACTTGGTCTGAAATCGCAGTATTTTTATTTCCTGTTACTGAATATTTGTAAGGGTCTGTTAGTACTACTTTGATAGTGAACTTAACAGGTATTGTAAATTCTTTGTGCAGCTTTATTGGTCCTTCAAAATAAGCGTTCCAGTACCAATCTTTAGATTTGAATTGTAATTTAACTTGTTCCTCGTAGTTAAAAAACTTTACTAATTCATTCAAGACGTCATCATATGTTTTAATGCCGTTGTGAGATAAATAGTCATTACGTACCACTAAAGGTATATCAAAACTATAAGATTCAAGCCTACGCCCTTTATATATAGCCCCCGAACGTCCATCTACATTTTCTGTTTTTAAAACATAATTAAAAGAGGGTATTTCAAACCCTCTTTCGACATACAACCAAGGAATTGTTTTGTTGTTCACTTTAATAGTGTCTATCATTGAATAGCAATTCCTCCTTTTCTAAACTTTACTTTTGTTGATTCTTGCCTTTCTCGCTTTTCTATAGACGCGTTCACCTTTTTATCAAAAGCGTATTCGTCAATAATCGGCTGATAATCTTTATCTGCAATCACATCGTTTGATTGCGCTATTTTCAGTAATAAAGCTATTTGTTGTTGCTGTTGTTCAATCATTTTCAATAATAAGCTTGGGTCATCAAACCCATTTACACTAGACAATTGACTAGGACGCTTATTTTTACTCGCTTTTCTCCCTCTTACTTCTGCTGCTGCATAATGTAACATCTTCATTGCTTCGTTTTTACGTGCAGGATCAGTAGGAATAACCCACTCTGGATATCCTTCTTCTCCTAAGTGGTACAATCCGTTGTAGACTTTGCCACCAGTAGCATATGCGTAATCACCAGCGCGTTTGAACGCAGCTCTCCATGAGCCCGTTCTTGGTACCCATTTACCCACAATATATCTCATAGCCGATATAGCTTGATGAGTTGGGTTAAGAGGATTATTGTAACCCGACTTTGCGTACGCTCTAAATGAAGGATCTATCATTTGGAACATACCTCTTGAAGGTGTACCAGCTCTTGCGTTGCTATCCCAATTATTAACTGCATTAGCTGTATAATTGGATTCACGTCTTGCTACACGCATCATTTCGTGTGTAATCCAGCTAGCTTTGTATTGACCTCCAAGTATATTTTGAGCTGTTCTAATCGCTCTGCGCGCATTTTCAGAACCACTCCCTCCAGGTGAATTCTTTCCACCAGTTTTGTCGTTTTTCCGTAACCAAGGAATAGGGTCTGTCGAATACCTATTGGACTCTCCGCCTTGATTGACTTGGAAATGTAAATGGCGGTAATTAGTCATAGAACCTGTATTACCTGATTTACCAATTAATTGACCAGCTTTAATTTGTTCACCTGTCCTACGCAATTGTTCAGATAAGTGCATGAACCACAAAAATGTTCGACCTTTTTGAACAGTAATTGCTTTACCGCCACCATAGTTGTCATACCAACTTCTAACACGTCCACCCATTGGCGTACGTATAGGGGTACCGGTCGGCGTATCATAGTCAACACCATGATGAACGCCTCCGTTAAATGGATAATTGGGGTTAGGAGGTTTTGGCGGTGCTGAATAAGGTTGTAGTATTCTGAAACTATCAAACACAGAACCATCTCCCGCTTGGCTCTCTAATCCTTCTTTTATCCAATTAATCGCCTTACTTTTAATCTTATTCCAAGACGCTTTTGTTATATCGCCAACAATACCCATACCTTTAGTTAGAGAGCTAAAGTCAACACCAAACGCTTTGAGCACATAATTTAAAAGCTTACCCGGATTATCAATAAAGTCCATTACATCGCCAACTTTATCGCCAAGCCATTTGGTACCTTTACCTATTTGATCTTTTGTCCAGTTAAATGCCAATGATGCACTAGATTTAATATCTTTCCACATAGTAGTACCGAAATGAAATCTCGGAAGCGTTCCGTTTAACATTGAATAAGTTTGTGCACCGTTGTATACTTTTGAGCCTTTAGGTAAATAAGCAGTAGTGTCTGTATTAGGTGTGATTACACGTTTACCGTTAGGGAATTCAATCATTTCATTTCTAAAACCATTTGGACCATTTCCACGTCCTTTATCCCCAACTGTAGCGAATGTATCACGTGCAATCTTACCGTTCTTAACTAATCTTGTAGTAGTATGTGTGTGCTCTGTACCAGTGTGTAACCTAGGTATTTCATCCATACCTAACTTACCACCGACCCAGTTTAAGCCTTCAATTAATTTATTAAGTCCTTTTTTAATAGCATCTACCATACCGCCGATATGATCTTTAATTTTACCAATGATAGATTTTAAACCGTCACGCATGTTTCCGAAGATATTACGTACTTTATCCCACAAACGACCAGCTATACCTACCGTGTTATCTTTAATAGAGTTCCAGATGTTTGACATCCAATTTCTTAATTTAGTAAATATATCTTTCGTCGCATTCCATAAACTTGTGAATTTAGACCTTACACCCGTAAATAACGAATGAGCCTTGCCGACGGTATTGCTTTTGATATTATTCCACGCATTAGATAACCAGTTTTTCATATTAGTGAAAATAGATTTAACAATATTGTATAAGAAACCAAAAATACTTTTCGTTGCATTCCAAATTGCAGATAATGATTTTGTGAAAATACCTTTGACAACACCCCAGATACCGGATATTAAACCTTTAAGCAATCCACCAAAGTATCTAACAACACCTAGAATCTTACCTACAAACCACAGTTGTATTAAATTCCAAATTAACTGCACAGTGCCTTTTAGTATCATCACAATACCGTCCCAAACACCTCGCCAATTACCAGTGAATAAACTTGAAAAGAACTTAATAAAGCCAAGTATGATATTTAAAGCACCTTGTATTACTCCTTTTATATTCTCCCAAGTACTGACAATCAAGGCTTTAACCGCCGGCCAAATAAATTGCATCACTTGCCAAATCGCAAACATGATTGGTTTAATTACAAAATTTAAGATAAATTCAAATATAGCTTTGATAAAATTGCATATATTTTGAAGCGCTTGAACAATAGAAATTCCGTTTTCATTAAAGAATCCATTAATTTGACTCCAAATATCTTTAGCGAAATCAACGATTGCTGAAACCGCTTGTTTAAAGACGTTTTTAACGGAATCAATGAAAGGTTGGATAAATTGAATGAAATTATTAAACGTTTGTTTAACACTGTTAATTGCACCATTAACAAAATTTCTGAATGTTTCAGATTTCTTATAAGCTATTGTAAATGCGACTGCTAAACCAGCCAGTACACCTAACACGATACCAATTGGACCAGTTAATGCTGTGAAGACTGTTCCTAAAATAGGCACTTTAGTTGATAAAAAACTAATCAATCCGTCAGCCTTTGCAATACTAGCTAATAATGGAGCTAATACAGTTACTGCGTTGCCAACTGTGCTTATGAATGCACCTAATCCAAAAACTACAGGACCAATTGCAGCAGCAATACCACCGAATATAACAATCGACCTTTTAGATCCATCACTTAAACTTGAAAACCAATCAACTGCTACAGATAGCTTTTTGATTAATTCTTCCATGACTGGAGCAAACGCACTTTCAATAGAAGCCCATACATCAGCACCTACTAATTTAAGTTTATTCATTGCTACTTTAAATCTTTCGGAGCCACTTTCAGAATCTTTAAATGTCTGATTGACCGTTCCTTGCGAATCTTCGATAGTTTTTAAGAACTCTTGGTAACTAAAGCGACCGCCTTTAATAGCATCTGCTAAATCAGGACCTGCTTTTGCACCAAATGCTTCAATCGCTAAACTTGTTGCGCTAGCTATATCCGGTGTCCTTTCAATTTCTGCTAATGTCTTCTTAAATTCTTCTCTTGGGTCTTTACCCGCTTTACCCCAATTGGATATAGCTTTTTTCAAACCATTGAAGGCTATTTCAGTATTAACACCTGATTTCTCCCATTGAGAGAATAAAGCGATTGATTCTTTCATCTCAAAGCCCATAGCCCTCATTGGAGCACCGTATTTAGTAATGCTATCAGCTAATGTATCAACACTTATACCGCTAGCCTGTGCTGCTTTCGCTACCATATCAAGTACACTTTGATACTCATCAGCTTCAATACCTGCATCACCCATTGCACGCGTAATTAATTGAACGGCTTGTACGCCGTCAGAACCTGTTATGTGACTAAATTTCAAGAATGACTCTGTGGCACTCTCAAGTTCTTTGCCAGTGAAACCTAACCTTGTGTTAACTTCCCCTAAAACACCGCCTACAGTCTCAGCGTCTTCTGGAAAGTTGCCATAAACATCTTTAAATGAATTCTGCAACTTCTTAAGCTCTCCGCCGGTTGCTCCTGTTGCTTGGGTAACTGTATCTAAACCTTTATCAACTTCTGCAAAAGCTTTTCCTGATGCTGCTGCAATACCTAAAACAGGTGCAGTTACACCAATCATCAAACCTTTACCAATGGATTTTAAACCATCACCCATTTTTGTTAATTTAGGTCCCATACTTTCAAAAACTTTACTGGTTTTTCCCCAGCCACTTTCTGCCATTCTTTGAGCTTCAACTTGAGCTTTTTTGAACTCTTCAAACTCAGTTGTTGTTTTTTCTAGTTCTTTTTCTAAAAAATTCAGCTCATTTGCTTGTTTGTTATATTCTTGTCGTAATTTTTGAGCTTCCGCGCTGTTTTCGCCCTGTTCTTGAGATACCTTGCCATATTGCTTGGCTAAATCATCAACGTTTTTCTTATAACCTGTGATAGTTCCATCAAGTTCTTTAATCCTTTGTTTGTAACTATGAGTTGATTTTTCGGTATATTTGAAGTTGTTACCGGTTAACTTTAAGTCAGAATTTAAAGTTTTAAAGTTTCGTTTGATTTCTGCAAATGATCTATTTAAATTTGCTGCATCTAAATCCAAACCTATAGATAAACCTTTTATTCTTTCTCCCATTTTTTACCTCCTTTCTAAAAAAGTTCAAAAAAATAACCCTAACCAAACGGTTAAGGTTAAAACGCATCAATTAAAGCCTCTGCTTTTTCTTCAGAAATGTTATTGTTTTTATTTTGATATATGGAAAGTACATAATGAAATGGCATTTTTAAAACTTCGTTAGCGTCTTTACCATTTTCAATTAAGTCCATCATGAGAGTATCCATATTTTTCAACATTGCTTTATATGTTAAATCTTCAGGCTTTATTTCATGTTCTGGATAAAATTTCTAGTTTCCTCAGTTTGCTGACCTTGAGTAATGAAAATCACTTGTTCACGAAGTGCATTCATTCCATCAGGTGCATGCATACGTTCTTTTAGGTCTTTAACTGTGAATTGGTTATCGTAAATTTTTACAACCATATCCATCAATCTGTCAGCGATTTCTCTTGGTTTCATCGTGCTATTTTCGTCCTCAATATCATCGATTAAATCCATTGCTTCGTATACAATTTCAAATGAAATGAAGTGTGGTGTTAAGTACGTTTGTAATTTAATTTCATTTGCTTTCGGGTCTTCTACTAATTGAATAATGTTACGTTTTAATTTTGCCATTTTATAATACTCTCCTTATTTTCAAATAAAATAGAGGGGTTGCCCCCTCTTATGCTTCTACATTTATTGTTATAGTGTCACTCATATTACCAACTGTTGCTTTAACCGTAGCAATGCCTTGTGCTTCCGCAGTAACTTGACCATCACTATTGATTGATACAATATTCGTTTGATCTGTTGTGTATTTCAATAACTTACTTTGATTAGATGGCTCTACTACAACATTTAAATCGTATGTGTCGCCAACTTTAAGTGTTTTAATGCTATCTGGTATATTAACCGACTTTACCGCAGTTTCCGATGAAGCCGGTTTTGTTACAAAGTTTCTTCGTTACCCTCTGTCACGTTTCCAGTATATTCTTCGCCTAAAATTTTCTTTAAGAAAGCCTCTTCGCCTTTTTCACCGTCTCCATCATGATTTGTCATGTTAGCTGAATCAAAGATATACTTACGTACTGACTTTTTATTATCAACTAAAGGGAAAAGTGCCTCACCTTCAACCTCTTCACTTGAGAAATCCCAATCTTTCTCAGCCGTTTCTCCATCGATTTTAGGATTTGTAAACATAACTTTAGGTAATAAAACTGTTCTAAATGTACCGTCTCTACGCTCTTGTCTGAACCATACAGCTACGTAATTGTTTTGTTTACCTTGTTTCTCTTCGTAAACGCCATCTTCATCATAATCTTCATTAAAAACAATTTTGCGAATCTCTTTAGGGAACGCATGCATTTGTAATGAGATTTTACCTTCTCCGTCTGTATTCCCTGATTCAATTGGACCGCCATCAGCATAAGCTGTTTTTAGTTCTCCACCAGTTTCAACACCAATTTTTTGTAATCCTCTTGTTTTTGTAATATCACTATATTTTAATTCCGCGCCTTCTTTCGTTAATTTAGCGAAACCTAAACCAGTAATGTTAATATACGCCTTTGGCGCACTTGCATGTTTTACTGCCATTTAATTTTCCTCCTTATAAAAAATGCCCTCGTAAACGCGAGAGCTTCTATATGTTTTAAATTCTTCTATATATTCCGGTTTTCCATTTGAAACATTTCCCATTTTTAGTTCAGACCATAATAACTTTTGAATGCGATTAGATATCTTATTTCTTATGATTCTCGCATTATATTCATCATTGTACTTAACAAAAACATCTATTTGGACAATATAACTATATGCACACTCATCTCCGTCAGTATAAGTTGTAGGTATTGGGTCGTCGATATCGTCAATAACAATAAAAGGTACATCAGTATCTTTTACATTAGGGTATTTATTGAACTTAATATTATTGATATTTACGTGCTCTCTAATAATTCTGTCTTGACTAATCACTTCATGAACTTTGTACAAAATATCAATCACAATTTTTTCAACTCCCTTTTTAGCGTCTCAAAATACTTATTTTGCCCTTGTCTTATTGCTCTATTAACACCGCCCATAGCTTTAGGTTTGATAAATTTACCTGTTCCTTTTTGAACGTGTCCATATTCAATTAAATGTACGATTTTATAACGGTCTTTAGAACCTCGCCAATGAACAGTAATTGTACGTTTTCCGTTTATCCATTCAGGTTTACTAAAACTTACCTCATTAATTAATGCTCCCGTATCTTTTGAGGGCTTTAGTTGTTTTTTTACTTCTTCAACAATTACCTTAGCACCAGCTATTAACGCCTTATCTTGAACTTTTACCATCTCTTTTATGCCAAAACGTTTTTCTAATTCTCTTTCTAATGCTTTATCACCTATCACTTTCACACTCATGAACTATATCCTCCACGAATCATAATAAAGTCTTTATTATCCAAATCTGGTGATACTTGCTTTATATTCAAACGATTTTTGAAATATCTTGATTCAATTTCAAGATAATGTTCTTCACTGGGTAAATAATCACCTTGCGGATCACGAATATACAATTTAATGTCATTTTGGGTTCCGTTTGAGATAGCTTGTTCTAATTCACGTAACCAGACACCATCAATACTCGCCCAACAGCTATATAATAATTTTTCTTCTTTTTCTCCAGCTTCTGGACCATTATTTTCAGTATACTTATAAAAATGAACACGAGTATTTAAACGTTTAGTTGTAATTCTAGGTTTTTTAAACACTTTCTTCATCTTCTGATACCTCCATTAGAGATAACGAAAAATCTATTATTTCAGGTCTGTAATTATCGTTGAAGTGTTCTAATAAATCTTGATAAGCATATCTAGCGCGTATAAGTATCAATTCTTGACCTATTAAATTCTCTAATTCAAAAACTCCGCACTGATTTTTTATACGCTCGTACGACATTTTTAACAACTGCTTTAAGTACTCATCCTCTGAATTATGGTCAATCTTTTCAAGTGATTTAAATTTGACAAGCAAATCATCAATCGTCATTGTCTTCACCATTCAATAAGTCGACGATTTCACTTTTAACCATTGAACTAGACGCTTTTTTTTGTAATGATTCGCATAGTTCTAATAATTCTTGTTTTGTCAGCTTATCTAAAGGTACGATATAAACTTTGTCGTACTTATTTTTGATTTGATTTGTCAACAATTCAACACGAGGATTGTTATACCCTTCAGCTGGATACAACTCCCCTACTTTGTACTTGTGTTGATTGTGCTCTATGTCTTTAAAAGCTCTAACAACTTTAAATTTCACCATTTTATCACCTCATAAAATTTTATAGTGTTTCTTCGGTACCTTCTAAAGCTGGCTTATGTCCTTTTAAATCTAATTTCCAAACAGCAGCAACTTTATTATCTTTCGCTTTGCCGTAAGCAAATTGTTTTGCAGTGTATAAATCCATATCATCTAACGCAAGTGTTTCTTTAAATTTCTGAACATTAATACCACCAGCTAAATAACCATCATATAAACCTTTAACGTACGTTAAAACCTTACCTGCTTCTTGGACTGTAGACTCGATAACATTCAAATTAAATGGTAAAGCAGTAACATATACGCCATTTGCATTTAAATGTGTATACTGTGCTTGAACCTCAAAAGCATCGGACGGATTAACAACCATTGTTACATTACCTTTAACCGCTACTGATTTACCTTTCTCGTTAGTTGAGTGGTATTTAAACACTTGCGTCAATTCATTAACTGTAGCGCGCGGATTAGCAAATGTAAGCGTACCTTGTTCTTCTTTCTCTGGATAAGCACCCTCAGTTACCGATACACCTTTTTGTACTTGACGGTTTAAGCCGATTGGTTGGTCTTTACCAGTACCTTTTAAGAACGCAGTTTCAAGCGCCACTGCAAATGCTTCTTCGATTTGAACACGAACAAATCTTTCAATCCACGCAGGACCAAAATCATTTAAATCTTTTGGTAAAACAACAAACGCTGTCAATTTATTTTGAATTGCTGTTTCTTCACTGAACGCAGCATCTAATTGACCTTTAATTTCACCATAGATTTTACCCCAAACGGCTACGCCAGAAGTTTCAGATTTTAAGAACTTCAAACGCAAACCAGCGTTTTTAATACCTAAATCAGCTAATAACGGATGATTCGTCGTCAAATCTTCAAAAATTCTATCAATTGTTTCTTCTGGCAAAAGTTTTTCTTCTTTATAGTTAACGTTTTTATTGATATCCATGAAGAAACTTCTTTGGTTTGCACTCAAAGATTGTGCTGATTTAGGTAAACTAGAAACTCTTTCAGCTTCTGCTTTTGCTTGTAATTTAGTTTCTTCAAATAGTTGGTTAATCATGTCACCGTACAATTCATTTTGTCTTTCTTGCGGTTCACCGTTGTTTACTGCATTAATAAATTCGTTTTTCGCATTTGCGAATGTTTCCGATAAATTTATAGTCATTTTATGACCTCCTATTTTTTGTATTAAAAAAGGAATCTTGAAAATCCATTTGCTGATACTTTACTATCTGCAACATCGATTTCTGATTCCTTTTCTTTCATATTTATTTTTTCAATTACTTTATTTGCTATTGCGTCAATATCAATGTTAACCTCTGGCGTTTTACTTACCAAAGCTGTTACACGATTTAATACATCTTTCGATAACACTTGTGTATTGCTTGCTACAATTTGCATATTGTCGTTTTCAAACATTTTACTATCCGCAAAACCTTGTTCAATGGCTTCATCAGCATTTAGCCACGTTTCCCTAGCCATCATTTCTACAAGTTCTTGTTTGTTTTTACCAGCTCTAACCGCATATGCCGCAGCCATTATTTGACCAACATGTTCTAATGTTTCTGCAGCATGATTTAGATCTTTCGCTTCTCCTTGCGCAATACTTGAAGGATTGTGAATCATCATTCTAGCAACCGGACTCATTTCGATGTGGTCACCAGCCATTGCGATAAGCGATGCCGCACTTGCTGCTATTGCTGTGATACGAACATTCACTTTGCCTTTATGAGCTCTTAAATGTGTATATATTTCACTACCAGCTACTAGGTTACCACCATTTGAGTTAATTATAATATCAACATCTTCATCACTAAATTCTAGTTGTGTTAAAACATCTTTAGGACAAGTCGAATCCATACCAAGCATTTCGTAAACCCATTTATCTTCGTTGGAAACGATGACGCCTTTAATCTCCGCTTTCATCTTCATCACCACCTTTCAAAGTGTTTTCATCTTTTTCTTTTTCATCATTTTCACCACTGTTAGCTTTTTCGTAGTTTTTAGTAATCAGGTATTCGTCTAATTCAGGATTGTCTGATGATTCTTCACCTAACATAATCCGCACCTCATTCCTTGTAAATGAACCAGAACTTACAAGTTTGTCAATTGCTTCAGCATATTGAAGTGGGTCTTTTTTATTCACACCGACAATTTCTATTCTTGTATCTTTCAAATACATACTTTGTGTTATGAGTTTCGCGTTTAATTCGTTCTGAATCTTTTTTAATAAAGGTGTTAAACAGAACTTCTCAAATACAAGCGTGTTTTTTTCCAAATCAGCTGTTTCTCCGTAAATCAAACCTGGAGGTATACCAATCATCAACGCAACATTTTTTATTGCATCTCTCATTAGCTCACTCAATTCAGAAAAAGGCATGTTACTATTCTTACCACCATTAGATAATTCCTCATAATCAAAACCTTCTATCAAAGGCGCGATTGCTAGTTGATTTTTATTAAAAGTATTGAATAATTTATTTGTGAACGCTTGTAATTTTTCTATATTCTTTTCGTCATATGCGCTAGAGGCAGATTTCAAAATCCCTCTTATTTGATAGTTTTTTAATTGTGCACCTATCATTCTTCCGAATATTTTCCCGTAATCTTCGAATAGACTTTCTACAAAGTGTGTCACTTTATTGTTGTTGTACTTTAAATATATGACCTCTTGCATTGTGAAAGTACGTTGATAAGTATAATCTTTAACCGTTACATCTTTGAATATATCATCATACAAAGCGTACTCTTCTCTGTAAAAGCTATCTGCGATAAGTAATTCTTTGCTGTCACTTACTACGATTAAAACCTCGTTATCATAAATTAGTTTATATATAACTTGTTGCCAAAAACTATCGCTTGATAAGTCAGTATTTGGTTTTATATTTAACTTGTAGTAAACATCATTCTTTTGAATTCTATTACCTTCCAATACTTTAAAATGACTTTGAGCGACAGCTCGCGCAACAAATTCAATACAACTATCAATCGCTAAACGTTTCACATACGCTTGTTGTGATAGATCTTCTATCATATCTAAATCAAGCATATATGTTATATCTTTCCTAGTTTTAAATATCTTTTCTAGAATACTCATGTCTCACCTCCTCTATTAGAAATCTATACTCATTAATGCATCAAGCGCTTTAGACATGTCTTTGTCTACTATATCGTCTGCTCTATATAATGCGTGAACAAAAGCCATGAACCCATCGGTTTTTCTTCTATTTTCATCTTTTTTAATATATTCTTTATTACCATCGGGTTTAACCTTTACTGCAACATTATTAGTAAACCAACGCATCAAAGGATTGTCTCCATATATTACGTTATGTTTCGCAAACATTGTATCGATACGTGGTGCAAGTAATCCATGTATTGCTTTTGGATTTCTAAGTACTTCAAGTTTTATGCCAGCATCCTCAAACGCACGTCTTACAATATCAGTTCTATAATTATCAGCTATGACTTTTTCAAGCCCATATTTTTCTCTAGCCTTTAAAAACCAATCAACTATATATTCAATTTCAATGACATCATCATCGACAATGGTCAATAATCCCATTTTTTCCCATTCTTTAATAGGAGGTTCTAATTTGACATCATCCAAAAACCCTTGTCTTACAAACGAATGTCCTAACCAAATGTAATCATCGTTTTTTCGGAATAATAGCCCTACACTTGCAAAATCTCGAATGTTTGCAAAGTCTAAACCACCAATACACATTTGATTATCTAAATTTGGTATCTCTCTATTAGTCGCTAGTATTTCTTTCCATGGTGCTATTACTTTTTCAAGGTCAACTTCAGGCAAATTCATTCGCTTAGTCATGAATTCGGGCTTATTTGAACGGTTGAATGGTAAATCGTTATATTCTTCTTCAATCGTACTTAGCAGTGTTTTAGCGTATTCTGATAACGGTTTATGTAACATTGGGTTCGCCTTTTCCCACGTCTGTCTGTCATCAACTTCTTTTGGATCGTCTAACTTACAATAAAAAGCAAACAATCTACTATTTTTAACCTTGCCACTTAATACACTTGCAATTTTGTGCTTCATTGCATCGATATAACCCTCTCTAACAAAACCATCAGTACTTATATAAAACGTTCTTCTATTTTTCTTTTTACCTAATCCACCACGTTTGACGTTTACCATTTCAGGACCAAAGAAATAATGAATTTCATCAAAAATAACACACCCCTCACGTCCACCGTCTTTGGTTTTTGTGTTTGATGTGTTATATCGAATAACCGATTTAGTTGCACGGTTTATTATTTTTGCTTTACTAACTTCATAAGGAGCTTTTGGCGTTTTACCCGTCTTATTTCGTTTGTTATCCATTAAAACGGTTCTGATTTCATCAAACGATGTTTTTGCTTGATCTTCACTATTAGCAACAATGGAGATGTGATATTCTTTAACTCCGTGTAAGGGCGTAGAAAGAAAATCACTAATAGCACTTATTAGACCGTTTTTCCCGCCTCCACGTCCCATGAAAATAGCAAATTCTGTAAAGAAAGCTTCATCTGTATTTTTATCTATAAGAAATATATTAGCTATGATAAACCTTTGAAATGGTAATGTTGGAAAATACCATTTTTCAATAAATTTGATACAATCCTCGATTTTCTGTTCATCAAAATATACATCATCTCGTGAATATATATGTTTTTGTAGATAATTAAAGAGATCAATTCTTTCTTTATTTAAAATTATCTTTCCTTGTTTCCACAAATTTATATATTCATCAACGTATTTATTACTTATCATAGGTAATCATCAGATGGCGTTTCTGTGTCTTCTTTCTCTTCGGGCAATAAATCCGATAATTGTTTGATTATTTTTTGATATGCAGCATCTCTAGCATTAAATAGTTTGGCTACTGGTCTTTCCCTTTCATATGGTGGCGCCTTTTCAGATTGAGTAAATAAATCATAGTCACCTTTTTCTTTTATGTCTTCCCACATGTAATCAAGCATTACACGTAGCCTTGCTGCTTGAATAATTAAACCATCAACTACTTTTAATTTATTGCTAGGTATGTCTTTATATAATACTTGCAGCCTTTCTTTTTCTTTAAGCACTAAGTTTTCATCAACTATAATCTCCATTTCATCACCTGCCTTAAAATGGTTATAAGAGGGGGGGTTATACATGGATTTTTAAAATTATCGCGAAGTCGAGCCCCTGCCCGTTCCCCAAGTATTTTGATCGCTTTTGATTTTTTTGACCCGGGGGTATTTACCATTTTTCGTCTTTCCATTTATTTTCTTTTTTTATAAATCTCTTTTCTTTTTTGTTGTGACATTTAATACACAGTGTTTCTAAATTGTTTAAGTCATGAGCAAACTCCGGATGATGTTCTAGCGATAATATATGATCTACATCCAACGACTTACGCTTGCTTTTGTCATATGTCGTTAACTTGCCGTCTCTCTTACATTGTTGACATTCATAATTATCTCTTTCTAGCACTCTTTTTCTTGTTGTTTGCCATTCTTTAGACTTATAGAATCGTATGCGTTCGTCTTTAGTCATCATAATGTTTCACCTTATATAACTTAAGTAGTATCAAGACTCATCTATACTTGATGTGTAGTAATGTATTTACTATTAGTTTGAACATGTTCATACCTCATAAATAAAAAGACACATCACATAGTAATGCGCCTCTTGTTCATGCGTCGTATTAGCATTTAATAACTTTAAATATTAATCTGATACTAACATAATAAACTGTTTTAATGCGGACTTACATAGGGTAAAAGTCCGCTACACATAACCAATATACTTTGCTAACTTATCGATCAGTGCATTCCTTCTACGTAATATACTTGTCTTACTTGTACCAAAGTAATGTGCTATATCTTCCCATTCATAACAACCAATAGGACAATCCCAATATCTAAACCTTAATAACTCAAGCGTATCCTCATCACTTTCATCTATCAATCTATCTACACCGTTAACTATATTTCTTAATGTATTGTACCTGTTATCACTAAACTTCTTTATTGCACATCGTTCAATCGGATTACCCGGCAAATTACTTTTGCCAGCTCCCGCATTATCTGGTTCATGACTTTCAAGTAATTCATATTCTCGCATCTTCAACTCTCTTCGATAGTTATCGATGTGCTGAATGTATTCTTCAAGCTTTTTGATATCGTGTTTCTCAATCTTTATCATTCAATGCAATACCTCCGATAATATAAATTACTTTTTAATATCGTTATTCATTCGCTTTAATTTAATCCTGTATTCTTCTAACCCGTTGTATCCTTTAGTTTTAACTACTTCATCAAGTAGATAATCATTCATATATCTGAGTGCTTGTATCTCTCTTGCACGATCACTATTAATACTGATACAAACTAATAGCAATATAGCAAATACAATAGTCATAGTAATCCACATCACTCACTTACCTCCGCTCGAAAGACGTAATCACTCGGCGCCTCTACATCATCATTAGCCGTCATCATAATATATACTTGCTCAGTTACATACTTACCTAACTCATACATCGCTAGTAAGAATAATAATCTTAGTATTTGCTTAATCATTTTTTATCTACCTTCTTTACTTCGTATAAGACCGGATATAAATTTAAAAAGTGTATTCTATATCCAATCGTCTTAACTTTTACTTTATCACCTACTTTTAACCTAGCTTGTATGTCTGCGCTATCAAACTTTCCTTTGAAGAATAAGTCTGAGTTTTCGATGACTTGTTTATCATCTAATACAATATAGAATTTGTCCTCTTTATCTTGTCTTTTGTTATATTTATCTGTAATTGTCCCTTGATGTACTTCTTTGTTTTGGTAACTAGCCACTGTATAGATAGGCAATGCGACAACAAGTAGCAATGCGGTTATACCGAATAATGACAGTATTCCAACAATAAAGATGTCGAACCCATCCATATTTTTAAGTTTTTTAATCATTTCCCACACTCCCTTATATTTTCAAACAACTGACCCACTTTAATAACTGCATCCCTTTTAACTTGTTTCTCGTACTTCTCTTTCGCTTCTTCTTTACTCTCTGCCTCAACAACTGTAAACCTTTGATTACTCTTAGCTTTAGTTATGTGTGTATGTTTACGTCCTGTTGAATCTTTGAATGTTGTGACTAAGTATTGTGTCATTCCTCATAGCTCCCTTGAACTTGTTTGAGCTTACTCATAAAAAACATTACTAAAAATGCTATTAAGATATGCGTCTTTTGATGTTTATAAGCAAATGTAGATATCATAAAGATAGTAGCAAGCATTAACATTTCATATATGTTTGTGTGTATAGTCTTTTTACTCTTAAGAAAAATAATTGCTATGCGATAAAAGAGATAAACGCCAAACCCTATTAAAAATATTTCTAACATGTCGCTCACTTCCCCAAAACCTCCTTGACCCGATCTAAGATGTCTTTACACTCCGCTACTTCCGAAGCCTTTTGCTCCACGTTCTGAAACACTCTCGAATTCCTCCACTTGCTTTAGTTCAGGTGTCCATATAGGCACGATAACCAGTTGTGCTAGTTTGTCGCCTTTGTTGATTTGGTAAACTCTTCTTATGCCTCTTCCATCTTGTACATAGTTACCTTTTATATCTAAAATGCTTATTAATCCATCTTCTAATTCAGCGTCTATATCATCATATAAAAAGGGTATTCCATCACGTTCTTCATCATTCTTAATATTAATCCCTAAATTGCCGTGATATCCGGCGTCTATCTTGCCTGTTTCAATCACTAAATGTGTTTTACTACTTACACCACTACGGCTAGTTAATAGCCCGACATAGCCCTCTGGTATGCTTACAGCTACATCTGTTTTAATCACTGCCTTTTCTTGTGGCTCAAGTACGACAGTTTCAGCTGAGAATATGTCATAACCTGCATCCGTCTTATGATTTCGTTCGGGCATTCTAGCATTTTCTGATAATAGCCTTACTTGTAATGTGTTAGTCATTTTCCTGCTCCTCCTTGATTAAATGAATTGGTTTAACAACAAAGTCTATAAGACTAATAATAGATCCGTCAGATAACTTGTAATGCGTGTCTCTAATATCGCCAACAAGTTGTACAATTTCTAAAGTTGAATTTGTTTCTGGATTAAAAACCTTGTCTCCTACACTAATGCTCATTTTCCTGTTCCTCCTCATATTTATAGACAACTTGACCTGCCATAATCCCTACTGCTTCATCAAGTTCAACACCTTCTTTAACTGAATGTTGAATAGCATTTGTCATTCCCTCAAGTATTTCATCAAACGCTTGCGCTTTCTTATACACGTCTTCAATCTCTTTTAGCAATCCCTCTGTGTCATTGCCGTTATACGCACTAGCACTGATCACTGATTGTTCTATTTGTTCACGGTTATCCATTTGTGTCATCCTCCGTAAAAATTTTATTGTTTAATTCCATCCCAAATTTAACTCTTTCATCATCGTTGCCGAATTCGTTTATTAAATCTTTTTCAACGCTCTTGCAATACCTATCCCATGCGCTTGCTTTCTTCTCTAGATCTTTGTTACGTTCTCTTAACTTACCTATATCCCCAATAAGCTCATCTCGTTGCTTCTTGTACTCATCACGTTGTTTTCTCATCTTCTTCAACCTAGCGTCCATTACACCTAGTTGGACCCCTGTTTCATAGTTCATTCTGTTACCTCCAATAAATGTGATGATTCAAATATGTTGCCTTTAACCTCACAGTCATATCTAAGGAAGGATTTTATGTCTATATACTCAAAGTAATCATTTTCGGAGACTGCGCCCTCAAACATAAAATCTTTTAATTGAATACCATTTACAACATCAATAGATATTACTGCTCTATTAATTGTTCCTATTACAGATTCATCGTCTGGCATCTCTAATATTTCATCTTCAAACTCAACTATATCTCCCGCATATATTTCGTTGTTGTTTTTGTCTTTAAGTCCTGTACTTTGCATAAGTTCTACATCTTTAAAATCTCTTGCATGTATTAAAGCTTCTGCTTCCGCGTAGTTTTCATAGTGAACTTCAGTCTCAATGAAGTCGAATCCTACAACATCGTGTATTCTTCCTGTATATTCGTCCCACACTCGATATTTCGGCATCATACTACTACCTCCACTTTTTCGACCTCTATGCTTGCAGTTTTAATTCTCATCATTTTCATCTCCTCTAAAATAAAGTTAGTTGCTTCTGCTCCTCGTATTCCAAACCATGTTGCTTTATATATGTTTCAAGCTCTTTCGATGTATCAAATGTCTTTTTCACGCCTTGCCAACCTGGTACGATATGCCCGTGAAAGTAATAAGTGCCATTTACTACATGGATATGTGCCACTCGCTCGTTATCCTGATACAGATATCTCTTAGAGCCGAAAAATTGGTTTAAGTATTCTTTGCGTGCATTATCTGTCATGATCTACTTCTTAACTTTCACGAATATGTCGTTTTCCATCAGGTAGCACGCATAACGTCCTCTTGGATGCACTTGTGGCACATTAAACAAATGTGGCTTCTTTCTTCTTAGCTCAGCCTCTTTACGTCGTTGCCTAGCCATTTCACGTTCTTTGCTCTCTCGCTCCATGATTTTGGATAACACAATTTCTTTATACTCAGCTAAGCGCATACCATAAGGTGCATGTAAGGCTTCTAACAACGCCCAGCCACCTCGTACTCTTTTTGCAACCATTCCTGGAGTTAAACCATTCTTTTTTATCAATTCATTTTCATGTTCGGTAAATTTATATGGTTTACCGTTAATCTTTACGATACTCATTTATTCCACCTCTATATATGCGTGTCTTATTGTTATGCTGTCATACTCTAGTATTTCGTCCGGATTGTTATATAAGTAATCTGCCAGTGCATCTTTTTCATCATCCACATCATCAAAATGCTGATATTCAACTTCGGTAGGTATTCTTATATCAATCGTTGCATTTATATATGCTTGTTGTTGCAT